GTAATAGCTTCTGTATATGTTGTTGGTTCCGTATCACAAACTGTTATTCGTGTACCATTGTTTTTTACATAATTTAACGCTTGATCAAATACAATATCTGCTGTTGATTTTGCCATCTAATTTTCTCCTATCAATTCTAAATGTGTAAATTTCCATCCGCATTGTTGATTTTCCGCCAAACATGCTTCAATATAGCATGTGGCCTCAACGCGATACAAATCATAATTTGCATAAATGACATACTCATTGTCATACCAAATGTTTCTAGTGATTATCGTATTGGCTGGTACATCACTACCAAATTCTAATCGTGACCAAATTTCAATCCATTGATTATTTTCATATCCATATATTCGCCATTCGGCGGTGTTGTTTCCATGATGTTGTATTTCAGTTGTTTTGAATCTTATTTGACTGTGTTCTGGCACAACAACATCTTGCCATATTTTTCCTGAATGTCCAACAGGCCATCCAACAATTTCGCCTCTTAGTGCATCCTGATCACACTGTGCTGCTGTATCATTTGGATCAGGGTTGGAGGGCTTTACACTAATATCCCAACAACACTCTGGTTGCCAATCGGTAAAACCATTGCTGAAATCAGAATTTAATATTACGTTATCATTAGCATGAACAACCAACGTAATAAACATTAAAACCAAACCAATCAATAATAACTTTATTTTCATATAATACCTATGATATTCAAAGCGGTTGTGCCGCTTGATAAAACTCTAATAACTTGCAGTGGGTGAACTACGCCACCAGCAAGCCCTATAAATGTAACCACATTTCCGCCAGCCATTTCAACGGCTACATTGCCAGTAACACCTACATACAACCCGCGCGTTTTTGCAAAAAAAACACCATCATTAGGAGTTATTGCAAAAGCGTTTAGCCCAGGCTGTAATATATCTAATTCGTTTTTTGTTATGCTCATGTTTATTTAATTCCGAATGTTAAAATTTTCTTTAACTTATACATTTTACACGTTCTATTGTCCCTTCTAAGCCGTCTAAAACGCCCCGTATTGAATTTATTCTATATTATTTGCATGTTCGTTTTCAAATGTTAAAAGTTCCATATGAAGCAAATTTGCTACCTTAGAACTGCTTGTACAATAGCCTTAATTTTGATCTGCATAGCATGGCCTGTATGATTGTATCTGTTCAGCATATCATTGCTTAGAACGCGAATTAGGCATGTTTTAGCGGATAGTTATTTTATCTTGTAAAAGGTATGACTAAACAGGAACTAACCCGCATTTACAAGCCCCGTTGCAAATTGTCCCAACGCGGGGTAGTGGCAAAGAAGATTGCCATTCTAATCTAGTACGAACAGTTCCATCCATTGACAAACATGTGATACAAGAATCAACATTAGACCGATTCCATATAAGCAATTCATTTTCATCCCCGCCACGCACTACTAAAAAACCATACATAGCGGCTGTTAATAATGCCCCCTCCCATAAACCAATCCGATAATCTAAATCATGATCCTCGAAGTAACCCGCTTCTAATTCATCAAACAAATCTGAATCTAAACCAAATGCATAAATTTTAGCAAACTGTTCTTGAACAACCCCTGGCAAAAGCAATAATAACAATGCCAATTCAAATCCTGCTTTCTGTTCCTCAGCAGTTTCATTATCTGAAATAGGATTGCTTTCTAGCAAGGCGTCGTTTTCACTGTAAGCCAATGCTGCATCATAAGCTTGCTGTTCAACGGCGGTTCTGTTATCAGCAGTTGTGGCATTATCAAAATATTCAACTACCATTTTTGATAATTGGTAGGTTACAAAGCGTTCTTTTAATTCTTCCTTATCAATGTCACCATTCTCTGCAAGTTTAGCTATTTCTTTGAATTTATTATCTTGCTGTTGGATTATTCGTTGGCGCGATCCTTTTGGTTTTATATGTTGAACACCATTGATTTGGAAGTATTTTTTGATTGCGTCACTGCCTTGTTTCCACAGAAGTATTGTTTTATTATCGGGCCATTTGTATTCAACAATTGGCTCATCAGGAAATCTTTGTACCGCTTGCTGAACCTGTTCTTTTTCTATTAGTTGTTTTCGTCTATATTGCAAAACATTTTCATCATCTGTAGCTATTTCTTCTTCAACTTCTGGTGTAAATTCAGAATCTAATATTCCTTCTTTAACCATAATGCTTAACACATCAGTTGTTGACATGCCAAGTTCTACCAATTTCAAACCCGCATCTGCCCAAATTGATAGCAGTTCTGCCTTAAGTATTTTTCCGCTTGTATCATCTTCTTCGTACTGAAATAGTATACTAGCAGGCAATAGTTTTTGAAGGTGTTCTTGATCTTGCAAAAGATAATCAATATATCCTGCCTGTGTTGCTTTCTCTGACTGAACGGCCGTTTCAGTCCCACTACCAAACGATCCTGAATTAAAAGACCAAAAAGCTCTAGGGTCACGGTTGAAACACAAAGCATAACCCTTCATCATGTAATCAATAAACTTAAACTGATCAAATTGTTCTGGCATTTTGCTAAACGGTATAAGGTTGACTTTAATGGCCCGCGCAACCAGCGTTATAATGCCATCATAATATTCATTGCCTGTTCGAGCAGGATATACTTTTAGATGTTCGTCCCATGCAGCGTCCCACATTTCCTGCGTTATTTCATCGCTTTCGAGCGTTAACATGCCTTTTGGCAATAGCGTGTTTAGTTTTTCAATATCATGATCTATTACTGCTATCATTATTTGTCCCAGCTTCAAAGCTCTTGAAACAGGACTAAACCCAAGCTTGTAATACCGTTCATCAGGATTTGGCAATGAACATATTCTATAAAACCATTCTGGTTTCCATGCTTGTTCTTTGCCATTGTAAGGAGTATAAACCAATGGTGTTTTTGGATTGCCGGTTAGTTGACATCTTGCGGCATCAACATGATACAAAGAAACCAACGGCCCATTCCTACCATCGGTTTCAACTTCTGTTACCTGGCCCATATCGGTTATATAATAATCTTGTGCCCCTAACTGTTTTAATTCTCGCCAGCCGTTGCCGTTTTCAACATTGCGTAATACTCTGCTATAACGAACAACCTGGTTGCGGCCGCCAACAATTGTATAGCCACGATTTGTATCTAGTGAAACGCAAGTTGAAACTGTGCCACCAAGAAAAGTTTCATTTCTAACAAAGTCTCTTAACCATTGATCACGAATAGAAGATTTAGGCGAGTAGGCAGGCTCAAATAATTCAGCCTTTTTCACCATATTGCGAATATTGGTAATAAAAGCGCCGGCCGACTTTTGATCCTTCGTAGGATTGTTTTTTGGCTGGCGAGATGTTTGTATGGTTTTGTTTGTTTGTTCCGCTAAACTATCAAGATCGATTAATGATTGTTGATTTGTCATATGCTATACATAATATCAGGTAATATATTCTCTAGTCAAAAAGCCAACGCTCTAACGTTATGCTCATATAAAGCATTGACTAGCAAGCTACGCATTTTGTATAATAACAAGTATGAAAACAAATAAAGATCACTACACACAATTGCGGATCCGGCGTAGCACCTTGAAAAAGTTACATCGTATTTATGGACAAAACAGCGAAAAATTAATTGATCTAATTGATCGGTTGGCTACTCAAGAATTGGAGAAAATCACGAGTGAAACCAGCGAATAAGAATGTTATCTATCAGATAGTGAACCTAGTCACCGGCATGAGATATATTGGATCAGCTATGGATTTTAAGAGAAGAAAAACATGGCATATCAGTCAATTAAATAACAAAAAACATCACAACAAACATCTTGAGAACGTGTGGCATAAATACGGTTCTGAAAGTTTTACCTTTGAAATAATTGATACCGTTCCATATGCAGAAGAACTAGAAGACAGAGAACATTATTGGTTTAGCAAATATAATTTTGAGACAGAACTTTATAATAAGTGTCCTGTAGCAGGATCGGCGTTAGGGCACCACCATACAGAAGAATCAAAAGCCAAGATGTCAGCGGCTAACAGAGGCGAAAAAACCATATGTGGGGTAAAACAACACCCCAAGAAGTAAAAGACAAAATATCAGCTTCTTTAATTGGTAGAATTTTTTCACAAGAACACAAAGATAGATTGGGGCTGTGCGTCGGGGACAATCTCTTTCAGATGAACACAAAGCGAAATTATCAAAAGCAAATAAAAAATCAGTGGTTCAACTAAATAAAGACAATGGCGATATTATAGCTATTTTTGATAGCATCAAGGGGGCATCAACAGGAACAGGTATAACCTGCCAAAGCATTTCTAAGGTTTGCACCCAAAACCCTTTTTGGGACAAGAAAAATCAAAAGTATTACACTTGTAAAACAGCCGGCGGTTATAAGTGGCGATTTGCAACAGAAGAAGAAATCTCAGATGCCTTTCCCAATTCTAATGAAGCCGCCGCTACTGCTTAGCTGGTTAAACGCCCCACCAACAGCATCAACTTGATCATCGTGCGTTCCCTTATCAAACATCGAAATCTCCGATAAAAATTCCCGATTCCAATCGGCTTTTTTGATATAAACCGTTCCTCCTTCGCACTGGCTTGCGAACGGATCGGCACGTGAAACTTTATTTCCTCGGCTAGGAATATTTTT